TAGGTATCACTAGGATAGAGATAAATTCTTGTCTCAAATATAGGAGATAATAGAGACAATATCGCATATCGGAATACGGAATATAAACTAAAACAAGACTAAGATGGAGATAGTAATTAAAGTAAACGACCAAACCGCAAAGCATACGATAGATACAGCTAACTGTGTTTATCCTTACGCTATTAAAGAAGCCTTTACGTTAGCTATGGAGTTAGATGGATTTTCAAAGGAAACTATATGTGCAGTTTTTGGGGAAACAGAAGACGTTAAATGCGAACTAAAACAAGACTAAGATGAAAAGACCAAAGACAACAGATAAGGAATGTAAACGACAAGGAATGACAGATGTACCAGTTGCTAATTATAGTAAAATGCAAGATAAGTACATAGATTATTTAGAATCACAAACCAAGCAACGAGTAATCGAGGAGTTGGAAGAGCAACTTGAATTAGCTGAATACTACAATGCCTCAGTAAAATTAAGCGAAAGAATACACGAACTAAAACAAAACTAAGATGAAAATAGATAGAAATTTAGAATGGGAGCCGAACTTTGATAATCAAATTGACATTGAAAAGGGGGACTTTACAATTACCTTAACCAAGAAAAAGATAGAAATCGAATGTGGTACTGAAAGAATGAGTATGACACTTGAACAACTAGAAAATTTGATTAAAGAACTAAAGAGTAGTTAAAAATCCAACAACTAAAACAAGACTAAGATGGACTTACGAGATATTACACTAAGAATTGAGGCTTATGTCAATAAGCAAGTAATAGAGGAGTTGGAGGAAGTATTAAAATCCAACATGGATATTAAAGAAACTCCTTTTATATCAGCTATAAATATAGCTAATTTAAAATTAGCAAACAGAATTCAACAACTAAAAGAGAACTAAAATGATAACAAAAGTTAATAGAAAAGCGCTTGACATTAAAACGAGTGGTAGATCTACGGACTTTATTACTCCTTCTTTTGGTCACGGCTGCTTGTACGATTGTAGCTATTGCTACATGAAACGAAACAAACCTAAAGGATTAACAATTGCACAGAATATTGGTGATATACTTACAGAAGTAAATAACCACGCATTCTTTACGCCTGTTAACAAACCTAATCAGACGCATGCAGACTATACTACATACGACATCAGTTGTAATGAAGACTTTGCTTTGCATCTTAAGTATCACGATTGGGAAAACATCTTTGATTTCTTTAAAGATCATCCTGTTGCTATGGGATCGTTTGCTACTAAGTATGTGAACCCTAAGTTGATTGAGTATGATCCTGAAGGTAAGATACGTATTAGGTTTAGTCTTATGCCTCAGTATATGTCTACTATACACGAGCCTGGGACATCTAAAATTATTGATAGAATTAAAGCTATCAATGCATTTATAGATGCAGGCTATGATGTACATGTTAACTTCAGTCCAGTTATTGTGACAAAAACATGGGTAGAAGATTACAAATACTTATTTCAGATGCTAAATGACTATGTAGATTACAAAGATCAAGTTCTTGCAGAGGTTATATTTCTAACCCATAACGAAAACAAGCATCAAGCTAATCTGATAGACAAAACAAAAGCTGAAGAGCATTTGTGGAAACCAGATATACAAGAGGATAAAATCTCTCAGTATGGAGGTAAAAATATTAGATATGAAAGAAACCTAAAGCGTGGCTATATTGCAGACTTTAGAAGACTTCATAATAGTATTATACCCTGGAATACAATTAGGTATATATTTTAACTAAAACAAGACTAAGAGATGAGCGAAAGAGATATAGACTACCACCTTGGTATAGGATACTGGGTACAAGTCAGCCCTTTAGCTAACGCAGGTTCAGGATGGATATGCGGAGTGTATAAACGAGGCAAGAAAACTGGTAATTGGGTTACAGAATCCTCTAAACAATTCGCTACACCACACGAGTGTTACAATTGGGCTGACGAAGAGATACATAATTTATTAACTAAATACAAGTAAAATGACAGAAAAAGAATTCTTTATATGTTTATCAGTCTTCGTAGTACTGGTAGTATTGTACGATAAATCCATAAATAAACGAAAAGGTGGTTAAAGTATAGCTAAAGTATACACTATAACCATCAACAGTAGATATATTATTTTTGATTCTTTTTTCATAAGGTAAATATATACGATTTATCCGCATTGAATGTTAACTAAGTATTAAAAAATGGCAAAGTTTGAGTGTAAAATATGTGGATCCAAGCTAGAACTGGCTAAACATACAATTAAAGTAGAGGACGGTGTGATAGTATCACCTGACGCTATGTGTTGCAAGGCCTATATGACTGGTATTCGAGAGAATGCAGGTCTAGGAGGTATTATTAAACGGCCTGGCGGAACAGTCAGCGGTAAAATTTAAAATAAATGAAATTACCAAAAACTAAAACAAAGGCGTCTAGAAAGTCGCCAAAAAACATGATAATATATGGTGCGCCAAAGATTGGCAAAACTACTGTATTATCACAGCTTGATGATTGTTTAATTATTGACTTGGAAGATGGATCTGATATGGTTGATGCACTTAAAATAAAAGTGTCTAACCTTAAAGAACTTGGAGAAGTTGGTAAATCAATTCATGAAGCTAAAAAGCCATATAAATATGTAGCTATTGATACTATCTCAAAACTTGAGGAATGGTGTGAAGCTGATGCTAAAGTATTGTATATGCAAACTCCTATGGGTAAAAACTTTGATGTAAAGAATCCTGGAGCTTCAGTATTATCCTTGCCTAACGGCGCAGGCTATTTGTATTTACGAATAGCATACAAAAGATGGATGGACAAACTGAACACTCTAGCAGATCACATCATTTTAGTTGGACATCTTAAGGATAAAATGCTTGAGAAGAAAGGTAAGGAAGTAGCTGTTAAAGACTTAGACCTTACTGGTAAGATTAAGCAGATTACATGCGCAAATGCTGACGCAGTAGGTTATTTATACAGAGAAGATGAGAAAACTATGATTTCTTTTGACTCTTTAGATGATATTACTGCAGGAAGTAGATGCGAACATTTAAAAGGGAAGACTATGCCCTTAGACTGGTCAAATATTTTTATTGATTAACCGCTTAAAACTAAAGCAATGATTGAAGCAAACGTACCAACAACGCAAACAGGAAACACAACAAAGATGGAAACACCTACGACTATTACAACCTCTATGATCTTATTAGATTTAGAGAACGGAATCGACCGTCCAGGAATCAAAGCTAAGTACAACTTAGAAGGATGGGAATTAACAGAGATGTTTAAGCACCCAGTATTGAAGGGTAAGAAAGCGTCAAGAAAGCGCAGAATGTCTTTTAACTTTGTAGATGATACACCTACTGAAGTAGCTCTTGAGACTGTAGACTTAGAACAAGTAGATTTAATACAAAGCATCGAAGAGGTTGAGTTTGAGCACGAAGCTAGAGAGGATTACAACACTATCGCAGAGCAGGATGACGGGCAAACAATTGCATCTCATAAGTTAACTCCTTCCCAAGAAAGTTCTTTAGAAGGAGAGCACTGGGAAAATCAAATTAAATCTGGCACATCAGATGAAACAAATGAATCATTTAACTATTAAAAAAACAAACAATGGCTATTAAAAGTAATTCAAGCGAACAAGAAGTAACAGGTGGAGGTATTAAATTATACTCTGGACTTAGCAATTTTAATGTAGTTGCAATCAACCCTTCAATGGCAGAGCTTCACGCAATGGACATTAAGGTTAAGACTGAACCTAACTATTATGTAGAATTCAGTGGAGAAGAATACTTTAAACTAACATTCTGGATTAAAAACGAAGACCTTACTACACGTATGGAAATTCTTATGCAGAACAAAGAGAGAGTATCTCAATCAGGTAAAAATCAATGGATGAATGCTATTGGTCAATCTACATGGTCAGAAGGCGTACCTACATATGACTGGTGGAAAATGCCTAACACTTCTCGAAAAGTATATACTGGCGAAGAGACTTTGATTAACTTTATCAAAGCATGGGCTAACGTAGCATATGGTGATGAAGTAGTATTCGATACAATGGATAAGATTGTTAAAGGTGATACAACTGAACTTAAAGCTTTAGTTAGTATCTTATCAACTAACCAAGCTAGATTACTTATAGGTGTTAAAGATGGTAAATACCAATCTGTATACCTTAAGTGTTTTGGTAGAGTTAAGCCTCAAAGAGATGACTTAATTATCAAGTCTCTTAATGATGATTATGGTAGTTTTAATGCAGAGTTTAACACTGATTTAGTGTGGGGAACTTTTGCACCTGAACTAGCTGTAGTTGAACCTGATGGAGTTTCTTCGGATGAAAACGATAGCTGGGTATAATAATTAAAACCTATGATTAAGAGCAGGAAAAGTGAGGAACACCTTCACACGGATGTAATACTTGCTAAGATTAGCGAGTATGATATATTCAGATACTACTGCCCAAATTTTATAGAGTGCAATAAGAAGTTTTGTAGTGATATTAGGAAAGATCAAAGCCCAAGTGTAAGCGTGGTTTACTGGAAAGGAAAGCTACTATACAAGGACTTTGGTCATCCTGATCACACTTTTGACTGCTTTAACTATGTTAAGTATAAGTATTCTTGTAATTTTATAGAAGCTTTAACTATAATTGATACTGATTTTAACCTTGGACTATCTTCTAAAGAAGCTGGTACGTTATTTACAATGGGGTATATGGCTATTATTACTAATAAGAAACCTACACCTCAGAAACTAACTATCATTAAAAAGAAGACTAGACCTTGGTCAAAATTAGATCAATTATTTTGGGAAAGATATTTGATTACTAAACAGACTTTACTTAAATTTGAAGTCTCTCCTATTTCGCATTATTGGATTAATGCTAATAGATTCAGCTGTAGTAGTTTAACCTACGCATACACAATTGGTAAAAAGTATAAAATATACTGCCCTTATGGGGATCGTAAGTGGAGTAGTAATACTACCAACAAGCATGTACAAGGATATAAACAATTACCGGAGACAGGTGCCTTACTTATTCTTACTTCTTCTCTTAAGGATGCAATGTGTTTATATGAAATGGGTATACCATCAATAGCTCTTCAGAGTGAAATGATTATGCCTGATGAAAAATTAATTGCAGACCTTAAGGTGAGATTTAAAAAGATAGCTGTATTTTATGATAATGATTTTACTAATCCTAATAACCCTGGACAAACTATGGCAATAAAGATTAGTAAAAAATATCATCTTGCAAATATAGTTATACCTGACCTTTATTGCTGCAAGGATCTTTCAGATTATATAGCTGAGTTTCATGAATTTGGAGGGATTCAAACCTTAATCAACATAAAATTATGACGACACCTTATTACACAGATTTAGATACACGACAAAAAATAGACAAACTATTAAAAGATTGTGCTTCAATTTTTTCTAACTTAGGCACCGGAACATCATTTGATCTTAAAACAGATGCTGCTGCAGATGCAAAAGAACAAAGTCTCTTACTACAAATTAAAGAGCTAGATGGTGAATTTTACAACACTAAGTTATTAATTGAAAAAAAATTGTAATGCAACGACAACAAACCAAAGGAAATAAAAAAGTAAGAAACGCAACATCTAAAACATATAAAGGTATAAAGTTTAGGTCTAAATTAGAGTTATTCACTTATATAAAATTAGAAGAGGCAGGTATTAAAGCTTTATATGAAGAGAGAAAATTCGTCCTTATGGAAGGATTTGAATTTGACTCTGATAGTATAGAGCCTAGCACCAGGAGTATTACTAGGGGGCAATTTATGAATAACACGTTTAAAGTAAGAAATATTACTTATACGCCTGATTTTGTAGACCCTAATGGCCAATGGATTATTGAAGTAAAAGGGTATGCAAATGATACATTTCCTTTAAAATGGAAACTATTTAAAAATCATTTGCAAGAACTTGGTGGTGACATTCCTATATTATACTTACCCAAAAATCAAGGGCACGTGTTAAAAACTATAGAAATGATTAAAGAATTGTAAAGTATGTATAACTTCAATTAAGGGGCCCATTAGGGCCCTTTTTTTGTTTAAAACAATTAAAATGACAGACGAAGAAAAGAAAAAAGATCCTATAGAAGACTTAATACTCAATATGAGGAAAGGTACTCTAATTACAGTCTTCTACGGTACTTATGCCTGTAAAGGAGTGTTTATAGGATTTAAAAACCACGCAAATAGTACGTATTCAGGCAGAAGAATGCATTACCATTCTCTTTATAATCAAGACATTAGTAATGGCGATGGATGGATAAATAAGAAACTAAAGGAATGGAAAAAAGGTAAAGGAAGACCGTACATATCTCAAATACATTCTAATGCAGAGCATAGGGTATTCTCAATAGGAAAAGAGATGCTATCAGAGTATGAAAAAGAGTATTATAACGCAGTAAAACAATTAATATGAGCATAAAAACAATTGACAGACCTATAAAAGGTTCTGCCGGCGTAGCAAAGAAGATAAATAAAGGAGCAGAGAAAATGGTATTTGACATATTACAGTCAACCCAATATTCTATGCCCATAGCTTCTACTATTAGAGAGTTAGTGACAAATGCGTGTGATTCGCAGAGAGAAAAAGAGATTGCTATAGAGATTCTTAAAGGTGAAAAAGTCATGGAAGACTATTACATCAAAAGAGGAGGAGAGCAATACGAAGACAGTAACTTCGATAAAACATACTATGACTTAAATAAGCTTAACCAAGATAACAACATATCTGTCTTAACATATGAAGAACATACCGGTACTGGATACTGTGACATTTTCAAGGTTAGAGATAATGGTGTTGGTATTGGAGGTAGAAGACTTGAAGGGGTCCTTGAATTAGGATACTCTACCAAGAGAAATACTTCAGAGAACTTTGGAGCATTTGGTCTAGGAGCTAAGTCTGCACTATCTACTGGCGTAGATTTCTACACAATAGAAACAGTGCATAATGGGAAGAGGTTTAAGTGTAATTGCTACAATTACAAGACTGATTTCATTATACCTGCATTTAATGTGAAGGAAGGTAAGCCTAACCCGCACATTATCCTAACAACAGGGGATAAGGTCCACTATGAGGAGACTTCTGAGCTAAACTATACCGAAGTAAGCTTTGGTACTAAAAGGCACAACAGAAGCAAGTTTAGAGAGGCTATTGAAGAGCAGTTAAGTTACATAGACAATGTAGAATTCTTCATAGAGGATCACGAAGAGGAAGAAGTATACTCTAGACAGGTTAACTTTAAAGCTAATGTTGTTTACAACACTGATAACTTGATTATTTCTGACTACTCAACTTATAGTAAACCTCACATTGTGGTGGTTAAGAATAAGTCTGCAGTTACAGGTATTAACTATGGATATGTAGACTTTAGAGAGTTAGAAATGGAACAATTGTATGGTCCTATCGCTTTCAAATGTCCTATCAGACAGGTTGTTGTTGACGATTACGGCGTAGAAACTGTGTTGCAAGAAGGTGTAGATGTTACCCCATCTAGAGAAAAGGTGATATGGAATGAGATTACCAAGAGATATGTAGAAGGAGTTATCAAATCAGCATCTGATGAAGCAACAACGTTGGTTCAGAAAGAGCTTAATGAGACAGATTTCTTAGAGTGGATACTTAAGTGTCGTTCTGTTATTGCTGGTAGTACTGAGAATCCTATCCTTGAGAAGTTAGGTCGTATTATAGATAAGTCTATGATAAAACCTACATTTCCTGGAGATCCTAGAATTAGATACCACATACCATCTAGATTATTTGAAGGCTTTAAACTTACAAAGCTATCATACAAATCGACTAACGGTAAAGGTGAGGTGTCTAGACATGAGCTTATGGGTTGGGACGGATTTGATGCTAAGCATGTGTATTTTAAGGACAAAGTTGCGTTCAATAGACTTACAGATGCTTTCATCATGAATGTTACGGACACATGGAATCATAATTCTGTAGTGGTTTTAACTAAGGACGATGTTAATGCAAAGTTCTTACCTAAGATTTCTGGCGCCATTGGTGCAGCCAAATTATCTTTACAGAAAGAGCATGCTAGAGTTAAAGCTAAGCATGCAGCAGTTATGTTGCAACTTACTAAGTCTGCAATGTATCACTCTTATGATGAGGTTGAAGTTCCTGAAGATTGGGAAGTTGAGTTCAAAAAAGTTGAAGTAGCAGCTACAAACTATTCTGTTAACAGTGGATTAAGCCCCGCCGAGCGTAGAGAGGTTAACCAAACGATAGTAGCCTACACTTTAAGAGAGAGTGGCAGTCGTAGTGATGGCAAGTACTATACTTGGGATAAGATTGAACCTAAGCTTAAAGATCTTATGGTCACAGACAATAGGATTTATTATGGTACTAAGGCTGATGAAGATGAGTTGCACACTGCAGCTGAACTTCTTTATGATATGGCCCCTAAGCATAATAAGGTGTACCCAGATACTGGCCATGCTAGTTGGACAGACCATGCTAAAGAGCCTATATACTTCTATGACTCTGCACCCACTAGGTTTACTCATAAAGATGGCGAAAAGGCAGGAAAGCCTTGGACCACATACCAAAATATGGTATCGGACACTTGGGACACCCCACAGTTGTTACGTATAAGCGAGGACAAGGTTAAGCTTATGAAGAAGGGCGTTAACTGTAAACACATATCAGAATTCTTTCTTCAATCAACCCCTAACAATGGATTCACTATGGATGACTCATTAATATCATGGTATACTGCTTCCAAATTGGAAGATATACAAGACTACAACTTCTTACAAGGTATGAAGGCACTTCATCCTAAACTTAAAGAAGTGTATGACAGACTTAAAGCACGTAGAGATAATACGTATACTAACTTCAGGTTTGAGAGAATCAGAAAAACAGCAGTAATGACTACTGTAGAGAAAGTGTTTCAATTTCAGATGTATTGCGAGTCCATAAAAGATGTGGATGATAAAGCAGCTCTGATAGAAGCCAAAAGTGCAGAACTATTCATACTGTCCGATGTAGGAGAGAGTGTAGCTGTAAATATCAATGAACTAGCTGAGTATGACAACTTGAAAGAGTTTGCAGATGAAGTTAAACCTCTACTATCTTACATAGAACGTCTAACTGAATACGAAGAGATGACTCCTGAATTAGAAAAGGAAATCTCTATCTATTTGAAGGCGAAAAATAGAGATACTTGGGAGACCTTGTAGTATTAACTTAGCAGCTGTACCCAGAAAGACTGGGTATAGCTTTGCTAAGTCATTAAAAATTAGTAAATTAGTAACCAATTAACACCAACAACTATGATCACAATTAACGTAATTGAAAACAAAATCTGCGGCTCTTATGGAGACACTCCATTTGCAGTTCAGTACACAGAAGAAATCTATGCTTCTATGATGGCTATTGCTGATGAAGTAAATTCAGTAACTACTATAGATGACTACAACCTCATCATAAGTGCGTTTGCAGAATTATGTGTAGTAGACTATACTAAAACAGTAGAGTCTAAATGTTCACACGTACATGTAAATCCTTCTACCGGAGAGTTTTTCTTAAAGAATGAAGGAGTTGTATCATCAATACCTATGCCTAAAGCATTAGTGGATAGATTGTACGAATCCATAGATAAAGGAGTTCCTACAGAGCCTCTTATCAAGATGTGGACTAGATGGTTGAGAAACCCTGTCCTAGCTACGAAGTCTAAGGATGAGAGAGGGGTAGAATTCTCTAGTAAGTTCTTTAACTTTGTAAATATGATGTATGTTCATCCAAAGCTGAAGGAACAGTTAATGGACGAGGAAGGTTTATCGGAAAGTATTGCAGAAGAAAGAGCTACTATGTATCAAATGAAAATTACTCGTGAAGGGTTATTGAATGGGTACAAGGTCTCTACAGAAGTTATGCACAAGTATGACACTGAATCTGGAGACATTGTAGATCGCTATGCTAGAACATTCGATCCTAATACAGGGGAGATTAGTGGTGCAGGCTTGCCAGAGAAGGTAGAAGACAGACTATTTCAACCCGGTATTATGGGAACACGTGGTGATGCATTTTACTGTGAGGGAGACAATGGATTTACTTCTCCAGGGCACTTCATCAAAGTAGGTTGTACTCATAGATTAGCTAGCTGGGACCAAGTAAACACAAACGACGATCAGTCATGTGTTAAAGGTCTTCACTTTGGTGGTCTTAAGTACATCTCATTCTACTCAGGAGAGATTCACAACATCTTTGTAGACCCTATGCATATTGGTGCAGTACCATGTGATGTAGATGGAGCTATTAGATGTAAGCAGTACTTTGTACATTCTTCTTTATCAGGAGTAAATGGATCAATTTACCACAGTTCTACGTATGCTGAACAAACAGATGCAGAGTGGGAGTTAATGAGAGCTGAAGCTGTTCTTATTAAACTACAAAACAAAGCTTCTATTGACAAGGAAGTTGCGGAGCTTAACGCTTTGTAATTGTTGGTGTTTGATTGATGAAAGGGGAGGAGAAATTCTCCCCTTTTTATTTACAAATTTAAATTTACACTATGAAAAACACTAAAATTGCATTGATAGATGCAGACAGCTTGATATATTATGAAATGGGTAAGAATACTCTAGAAGAAGCTATTGCAGGAATAGATAGTAGAATAGAAACTATACTTCTTGAAACAGCTGCTGATGAGTATTTTGGATTCTTAACTGAAGGTAAATGCTTTAGATACAGAGTTGCTAAAACCAGGCCTTACAAACACAATAGAAAACTTAGTACAAAACCTCCTATATTTTATGCACTTAAAGAGTACATAAAACAACGTTGGAATTTCAAAGGTATTCTAGGGTTAGAAGCAGATGATTGTGTAAGTATATACGCTAGGATTATAGCTGAAAGTAGCAATGACTATGTTATATGCAGCCCAGACAAGGATGTGCTTAGACAGGTGCCAGGCTTACATTTTAACTACCAAAAAGCTGAATGGATAAGTACTAATAAATTAGAAGCTAACGAGTTTCTATGGATGCAGACACTTATGGGAGATTCAACTGATGGGATACCTGGTATACCTGGGTTAGGAGCAAAGACTGCTGAGAAGATTATTGCAAACAATGATGGAACCACCTCATACGAACAGGATGTTTTGAAAGTTTATGTAGATAAGTTTGGTCATTACGATGGAATTTGTAAATTTACAGAGACGTTCAAACTTGTTTACTTACTTACATCTGAGAAAGAAGTTTTATATAACACACGAAAACCTTTAGAGCCTTTAGAATTTATAAGTATTAATTCTTAAATCTTCTAGGTATGACTACAACGACACGTAACACAAAGATAATATTTCTGTCCCCCCTGGAGGTAACTGTTGATGGGCATGCAAGCTTTACGCCGACTAATAAAATTGGCAAAAAGTCTGCGTCCGTTGACCTTACAGATGGAAGAGTATTTAAAATAGGACAAACTATTACATTAAATAAGATACCTTTTAAAATAAACACAATTGACACCACAACACCTTCAAAATGCATACTAAGAGTAGCAAATAGAACAAAAGCTTCAATGCTTGTAATGCCAATGCTCAATGGAGACAAAAGGCTATACATGTATGATAAGCTTCTTTTAAATTGTTTTATAGGCGAAAACCAAGATACGTTAGTTTTAGTTTACAGATTTAGTGCAGAGGCTGTGTTTTTAAAATTTGAAAGTGCTTTAAAATCATTTAGAAACTTTATAAAGTCTTCTGATCCAAACGAATATTCTGTTTTGTTTGAATTTAGCATTCCAGAAAAGTATTCACAAAATTTTAAGTACTTTATTGAAGGTAAATATTCTAAGTTTGATTCGGAATATAAAATGAAAATTTTAAATTTCCATAACTTAAATATTGACAGCCAAATAGCTGAAATACTTTTCAAATCAGAATCTAGAAAACTAGCATTAGAAAAAAAGCTTAACGTTACTTTAGAAGAAGACGTTGAGCTCCTCAGTATAATAGACATCGAGAAAGAAACATTTAAACTTAAAGATTACTTTTAAAAAAGAAAAGGCGGGACTTTGTCCCCCCTTTTTTTTCTTCCGCTTTAACGCTCTTTAATTTTATCGCTTTCTCTTACTTCTAACACATTGAATATTGCATCTAATCCAGGTACAAATTTAGGTACGTAATGAAAAGGACCTGTTTTATCTTTTTGGTCGTTTTGTCCAAATGCAATATCTCTAAAAGTATCAGCAGTATTACTTGCAAGCTTTTGGATATTAGTACCCATTGATATAAGAGGTATCCCACCACTTCTAGAGTCAAAGAATTCACTAGGATCTACAAATACTGCAGTCTCTCTGTAAGCTCTGTTTAATGTCTTATACAATTGTCTTCCGGCCCATGTTTGTCTTATGTCTTTTTTACCGTCATCATCCCAATCTCCTCCCATAAGCATAATAAGCATAAATAATAACGATGCGCCTCGGAATTCCATCATAAAAGATCTAATGTTACCTCTTTTCATGTCTAGAAACTCTTGATACATTTTTTCTTTTTGCTCAGGATTTTTTATTCTATCTACGAATTCAGGATTTGTAGAATTTGAAGCTACCCATTGTTCAAATGCTGCTTTAGCTTTCTTTTCATTAACTTTAAAAGAGTTGCTATATCCAAATGTAACAACATCTAATCCTACCTTTACAAGGTCTTGCCCATAAGCACTTATTATTTCTGCTATTCCTACTTCTGAATTAACAAGCTGTTGTAAAGTTATGTCTCCACCTAAGTTTCCTAAAGATGTTGTCCATGTACCTTGGTCAAAAGCTTCAAGTATATGGTCATATCTAGTTCTACCAAATCTTTCCATAGCTACACCTGGTAACCAAGACTTGTAGTGCATAAGTAATCTAAGAAATAAAGTATTATTGTAAAGAGCTACATCTTCATCAGACATACTACCTTTTACTTTATCACCTATCCTTCTAGCTACTTGTCTAAATTGGATCTCTCCAGAGTTGTCCATGTTACCTATCTTAACTTTGTATCTGTTTCTTGCAGATTCAGATACATTAGATATTGCTGAAGACCATTTAGGATCTTCCTCTATTTCCATAAGATCTATTAAATTTTTAGAACCTTCTGGTAATCTATTTAGCAATGTAGGCTTACCTTCTGCGTTTAACCCATAGTTAAGTGCTAAAGCATATACTCCGATGGCATCTATTCCCCTATCAGCTGTTCCTAAAAATGCAAACCACTTATCATTTGTAATATGCTTAGTTATTAAACGGCTAGAAAGCTTGTTTGCTCTTTGCTCAGCTATATCAAATTGATATACATCAAAATGTTCTGCTAGCGCTCTCATTTTAGGATTGGCAGACATTAAAGCTTTTTGAGCTTTTATTAAATTTCCAGGAGTAATAAAAACTCCTTTAGATGCTTGCTGTCGTAATCCAAATTGTCCTGCTAAAAATGCACCGAATGCTACAGGAGTCTTTAAACCTAAAGTAGTTTGAGAATGTAACATTTTTAAAGCCATTAGAGTTTTAGTACCACTAAGCCCAAGAACATTAAAATCTTTGCTAACCCCTGAAGACCCATATATATACTGATCTACAAATTCACTAAATACTTTAGAAGTTCCTTTAGAATTGAATATCTTTTTAGCTGCTCCTGATATATTAGTCAGAATCTCGCCCGTAACGCTATCTACTTGTATTTCTGTTGCAATATTATTTTCTAGAAGCAGCTGCATAGTCTGAATCTCAGGTAATACATCATCTTTAAGTTTATAATCCATAGCAGCACTACCTAATAGTAGTAAGCTTTTACCTAAGTCTCTACTTTTAAGAGAGTGATCTATATTACCTTTACCGTCTACTAAAGGGCGCATGTATAATCTAGGTATACGTCTAACAAGTTCATTTGTATTTTCATCTCTTACACCAAAGCTAAGATCATGCTCTCTAATTTGTAAAGACTCTAACACAGATTTTGACATTCCTTTAAACCCATCTTCAAGTAAATGTTCCATAGTATTCTTATGGATATTAGCTATGAATCCTGATCCGAGCTCCTGTCCCATCATTTCTTCAATCTCCGCAGTCTTTTCTAAGTAGAAATCATAGAAATTCTTAAGAGCTGGGGTATTTTGTATCTTATTGTATTCGTCAGATATATGAACATCTGTAGCCTTCAAGAACCAACGTCCTCCATAGCTAAACATAGCTGTTTTAGGATGCTTCACTATGTTGTGGGTCTTATCCCATATTAGCATCTCTCTATCTATAGCTTTAGAGTTTCCTTTGTATTTTCTCTTAAATCTAGCTAATTGGTGCTTTCTATATATAGGAAACTTTTTATCAAATTTTACTTTATCCACTTGAGTGTTTTGCTCTAACCAAGTTTGATTACCAGATTTAATAGCATTAGCTCTATCTACAAAAAATTGTTTATTGTACTTCTGAATAAGATTTCCTGTATCATTATTGATGATAAGATCAAAAACTTTTACACCTTTATATCCATTGTTATTTCCCCATTGAAGTAAAGGTTCTTGAACATCTTCTATTTCTTCTGCAAGACTTTTAACAGATTTTCTATGCTGATGTTGAATATCTATTACTATATTGTACAGAGTACGTAAATATGGATTATTTTGCTTAGATAAAGTAACAAACTTTCCAGTTATAAAATCTGTAGAAACATTAAAGTCTTTAATTCCTTTAATACCACGATTTTCTGTAAAGTCAACAGCACGTGTCATTAATTTATCTTCAATTGCACTTCTTAAGTTTGTTAGAAAACCAGCTGTTTTTTCTCTAATAGCATTGTATTCTTCTTTTTCTTTCTCAGTTGCTTCGTTATTCAAGTATTCATTATAATCAGATGTACTTAAAAATCCTGAATAAAATAATACATCATCATGAGCTGCCTGCAGTTCTTCTAAGTCCATGTAATCT